AGATTGATCAGCGCGTTCCCGTAGATGTTCACCCGGAGCATCCGGCCCGCGACGAACAGGCCGTCCGGGATGACGACCCCCGAGTTCGTCTTGTCGAGGATCTCGATTACACCCGACGTGTTGTTAGTCGTCTCGGCGGCCGCCGTCCGGTAGATGCAGAGCGGGAAGGGCGGGGTGACGCGGCGGTCCTTGGTCTGAGTCGTGGCGATAGTAGTGTCCGACGCTGGCACGTACACCTGCGCGATCACCACGTCGTTTGCCGTGCGGGCCGGGGGCTTCGGCGCCGCAGCGGGAGTGCCCGCGCGGACAGCAAGAGCCCCTGAGCTGTTGACGACGATAAGGTCGAGCCGCGGGTTCGTCCCGTCGGCGGCCGTCACGGTCACGTCTGCGGCCGCGACCGCCTTCATCAGCCGGTTCGTGAGCACCGACCCCTTCGCGACCGCCGGGGTCATGTCCGCGCCGCCCGTCACGGCCAGGCCCGACAGCACGCAGTCGACGCCCGAAACGCCCGCGACGAGCACCTCCAAGTCCTCTTGGAAGAGGATGCTCTGGATGTCGTTGTCGCCCTCGCCCTTATCGGGAATCGTCCACGCCATCAGCTGACTTCCTCGCAGCCGCTCATGATGTCGATGCCCGACCCGCCGACGCACACGTCGTAGCCGCCCGACCCGTTCAACAGATCGTCGCCCGCGCCGCCGTACAGGAAGTCGTCGCCCGACTGCCCGTACAGACGGTCGGGGCCGCCCAGCCCGTGCAGCCAGTCGCCGTACTTCGACCCGTAGACGACGTCTTCGTGAACATGGCCGAACCACTCGACCGGGCCGGGCGCGTTCGAGTAGTTGAACACGGGGACGTGTGCGTTGGCGGGCCAAGAAAAGGCCGCAGAAGCGGCCAGGACGGCGAAGATGGCGACGGGTTTCACGCAGCTATCGCGGTTATGGACAGGTCGAGGTCGCCGATCGCGATCGTGAAGTCGTCGCCCGCTGTGACAGCCACTGACGCGTTCAGCGCGTCCGACCCGAGGAACGTTCCTGCCGCCGCAGCCGACCAAAACGAGACGTGCGTGTACGTCTCGGTGTTCGACACCGACAGCCAGGTGACGGCGCTCGAGTTCGTGATCGCACCACCGGACGCTGCCGAGAAGATCGCTTCTGTCCGGTCGGTTTCCGCCGCGGCGTTTCCTGCGCCAGCCGCGCCGGGGTCTCCTAGGTGAAGCTTGACGTAGAAGTTCGCCGGCTCCGACCAGGCGACGCTGCGGCAGAGCGCGTCGAGGATCGAGTTGGCGACTCCCGATGCTAGCCCTACTGCCATAGCTACTCCTTCATGGTCGGGGTCATGCGGGGACGGGCTCCGCGGGTGTCGGCTTGAAGATGCGTTGTACGGGGAACCGCTCGGTGCCGACTTGGAGATCGACTTGCCAGTGTCCGTCGCGGTGGGCGGGCCACACGGTGTGGTAGGCGATGTGGCCGAGCAGCACGGTCGGGTCACAGAAGATGTTGAACCCGGCGTCGCGGGCCTTCTCGCAGAAGTACACGTCTTCGTTCATGAACCCGGAGCCTGGTTGCGCCTCGAACCAGGGGTCGTCCAACGCTTCGAGGACGTGGCGGCGGATCAGCATTCCCGCACTCCCTGCCGCCTGGATCTCGGTCAGACCAGAGGCGGGGAGGTCGGCGGTGTAGTAGTAGCCGTCCCCGTTGCGGGTGAACGTGACGGGCTCCCACGGCACCGGCCGCTTCAGGCAGTTCGGCACGACGATGTCGGCGTCGTGGGCGAGCAGCCGCAACGCTAGGTCTGGGTCGAAGATGTGGTCGTCGCCCATGATGAGCAGCCACTCGTACGGGCCTGCCAGCGTGTCGCGTACGAGGGCGTTGCAGTTCTTCGGGATGTTCACCGACTGCGCCCACCGGAGGCCGGTACCGGGGGGGACGTTCGCCATCATCCCGATCAGCGACTGGAACATCTCCGAGAAGGTGGATCGTTCGCCGCTGATGATCCCGATCAGACCGCCCGCGTAGCCGCCGTTGCGGTTCTTGTACGTGCCGGGAACAGTCACGCTGCGACCCTCGGCATTGGGAAGATCAGCTCTTTCGCGGTGCCGAGCTTCACCACGAACTCGGAGGCGGTGTCGACGACGGCGGCGGCGTCGCGCCACATCGTCAACAGCTCGGCGGTGTCGGCGTCGGCCACCGGGATGCCGTGTTCTTCGAGGGCGGCCGCGTAGCGGACGAGCTGCATCCGCATCACGCCGACCTCTAGCCGGCATTCGGTCTGCAACGCCTCCACGATCCGACGGTGATCCTCGAGGGGGATGGTGTTGTTCATGCCTCGATCAGGTTTTGGTCTTCGGCCTCTTCGAGCGTCACGAACGCGTGGCCCTTCTCCGCCTTCGCCTTCGCCGACTCGTACGCTGGGTGGCCGGGGTTGACCCTCTGGCCGGTGCGGAACACGTACGGGATGCCGTCATCGCCCTGGTCGACAGGGTCGGCCTCGTGGATGTCGATCTCGCGGAGCTCGCCTGTGCGGCGGTCACGCACGGAGGCGCGCTTGTATTCGATGGGGCGGGCGCCGACGACGACCACGATTGCTTCTGTCGCGACGAGGGTTCCTTTGTTTCTTGGTCTTGGCATGGTTTCTCCTTTCGAGAGTCTGCGGGCGCCCCCGCTCTCGAGGAGGGGCGCCCGCACCTGTCGCTAGGGGGTTAGCCCCAGCGGGCCTGCTTCTTCGCTGCCGCGTAAGCCTCGGCGGCGGCGGCATCGGTCTTGCCTTCCGCGGCTGCGAGGCCGAGCCCCGACGGCGTGTCGGGATGCTCCACCTTCGCCTCCGCCTTCGCCTCTGCTGGCTTCTTATCGGCCATGACGGTCACGCCATCTTCAGCGTGCGGAACGCGTTCGCGTGGAGCACCTTCGCGCCGACGCGCCAGTAGGCGAGCAGGAACTTCTGCCCGTTCGGGAGGCCCGTGGTTGCGTCCTGCGCGTAGCCGGCGTCGACGACGGTGAGGCCGACACGGTCGACGATCTTGTAGTAGCGGCCGAACCAGCCGATCACGCCGACCAGCTGGCCGGTCGTGACCGCAGCCGACTGGCCGGACGCTTCGTAGACGGGATGTCCGAACAGGTCGACGCCCGCCCTGCCGTCGGTCATGGTTGCGACCTGCGCGGCGGAGCGAAGCTGGATGTTCGGCTGCAACATCCCACTGCCGCCGGCCGTGTCGATCTGCCGGACCTTGTCGAGGATGTTGTTGTTGAACGTCGCCACAGCCCCGTTGCGGAAGCGCGGGGGCAGGGCGTTGTGCCACGAGTAGATGTCGGCGAGCACGAGGGAGTCGGTGTCGGCTGCGGTGAACACGGTCGTCGCACCCGTAACCACACCGAAGGGCTCGTTCGTGCCGGAGCCCACCGCGAACTTGGTGGCCTCCAATACGTCCTTGCCGTCCTGGATGTCGCGGGCCATCTCGGTGGCGAACGATCCCCAGTCCATGCCGATCTCGATGGAGTACGGGATCGCCGCGCGGGCCATCTCCGTGCTCACGGTCGGCTGCGCCAACGTGGGGCTGACGTCGGTGGTTGCGGCCGCCTCGGCCTGGAACGCCGGAGTCACACCACCCGAGCTGACGCCGCGCCACTCGTCGACGGTGATCTGGATCACGTCGCTGATCTGCCGGTACGGGTTGACCGCACCATTTGACGTCGGGATCAACGTGGGGTCGAGGACGAACGGGACGGCGAAGCCGCCGCTCGTCGTGGTGAGCGACATGGCGCGGTAGAGCACCTGGTTCTCGGCGTCGTTGCGGGGCTCGCCGGACAGGTACTTCATGAACGCCCGCCGATACTCCGGGCTGCCGGTGCGGAGAACATGCTCGGCCACGGACGCGCCGCGGCGGTCGCCGCCCTCACCATCACCGAGCAGTCCTTCGAGGTGCCCCTGGGTGTCTTCGTGGTTGGCCTCGGGATGCGAGAACTTGGCCCGCTCGACCGCACGCAAAGCGCGGTCGTGGAGCTGGCGGTTCTCGACCTCGGGGTTGTCCCACGACCGTTCCACGGTGGACAGGTCGTAGATGTCCTCGTTGCGGACGACTCCGGCCCTGCGGGTGTGGAACTGGTCGGGCTTCTCGACGTTCTCGGGCTTCTCCGCCAACACGCGGAGGCGTTCGTCGCGGGCGTCGAGCTCCGCGACATGCTCGTTCAGCTCGTCGACCTGGGCGTTCAGGTCGTTCCACTCGGAGCGGGTGGCGTCGTCGAACCGCTCACCTTCCGATTCCTTCTGGATCTCTTCGAGCCGCGCCTGCTTGCTCTCGATGTCGGCGCGGAGCTGGTCCTGCGTCACAGCAGCCACTTCGGTTCTCCCTTCTCGGGTAGCAGGTAATCGCGCTGTGGCTGAGTGCTGCGGCCCCGCTCCGACACCGGGGCTTCCGGCGTCTCACGCTCTGGGTGCTGCGGCTCAGATGTTTCTTCTTTGTTGCGTGCTTCGATGATCTCGAGGAACCGCTTCGGGTCGTCCAGCAGCTTCTCGGCTAGCACCTCGTCGGTGATCGACCGAACATGGGCGGTGGCCCCGGCGTACTGCGGGAACGTGACGACGGAAAACTCGACGATCTGCGCCTCCCGGATGGTGTGCTCGGGCAGCCGGTCGGGGTTGTGCTCCGCGGCCGGCGGCTTCTTCGCCCGGTCCCACTTGATCGGCCGGAACCGGATGCTCGACCCGTACAGGCCGCGCCTGAGCCCGGCGATCAGCAGTGGGGGGAGGCCGTCGAGGAGGGCGGCGCGGTAGTGGGCGCCGTCGGGCTCGTCGCGCATGTCCTCGATCTCGGCGATCGGCTGCTTGTCGAGGAAGCCGCGGCCGTGCTCGAACAGGGCGCGGATGCGGCTGGCCCTCTCGGTGATCGTTTTGCCGAGCGCGCCAGGTGTGAACTTCTCGAGGAAGTGGCCCTCGACGGACGAGTGGACTTCGGTCCATTCGTCGTACGGCATCATGCGGCCCTCGAGGATCGGCTGCTGCCCCTCCTCTTCGCGGAGGTGCATGCTGGCGGGGTCGGCCGCGCGGTAGACCGTTTCGCCGCCGGACAGGGTTTCGAGCTGGTGTTCGCTCATCGGTTTGGCTCCCTTCGTGCGAGTTCGCGGATCGCGTTGGCGAGCGCGTTGGCGTCCTCGGCAGAGCCATCACCGTTCGCAGATGGTTGGGCCGCCACTGTTCCGGGCGGTTGAAGCTGCACACTGAAAAGGTCGGTGTGTTCGAGGCGGGTGAGGTCGCCGGACACGACGGCGTCTACTGCGGCTTCGGCTACGAACCCTCCGTCGACCAAAGTGCGGATCGCCTGCGCCTGGACGAACATGATGTCGGCGGCGTCCTTGACGTCCTCTTGCAGGAACGGAATGTCGCGGTCGTCGTACCAAAGCTCAGCATCCGCGGGCACGTCGATGATCGTGGCCAACGCGCCGGCCATGTTCCGCCACAGCGGCCGCATCGTTCCGTCGGCGAAGCGGCGTCTAGCCTGCCCGTAGTTCGAGTAGGTGGCCGACGACAGGCCTTCGGACAGGCCAACGATGATGGGGGGCACACCCGCGGCCGCCGCAATCCTGGTTTCGCCTGCCCCCTGGATGCCCTTGAAGTCGAGCTCGACCAGGTCCATGCCCAACGGGATGACGTCCATCCCCTCAGCCAAATACAGGCGTTTGTACGCGTTCGCGGCACCGTCCTGTTTCGCCGAAATCTTCGACACCCATTCGGTGAACTTGGCGGGGTCGGCGGTGTTCAGCTTGATCGCCGCGTTCCGTACGCCGCCCTCCTCGAGCGCCTTCAGCTTGTGGTTCGTCGACGCTTGGTCGGCCATGATCTCGCGGATGATCGGCGTCAACCACGACATGCCCCTGTAGCTGGCGGCCGGGTCGGGAATCGGCGCGTAGTGGGCGACCTCGTCGCGCGGCAACACTTCGGGGTCGCGGCCTGCCCGGCGTCCGCCGGGCCAGTACACGTAGCCGAGCACTTCGGCGTCGAGGTCGCCGGACACGACTTCGGCGTCGTCGTTCGACCCGATGAGGATGTCGGTCCAGTCGGGGCGCATCCGCACGATGCGGTTGCCGTCGCGGCGGCCGAACCAGTTGCCGGCCATCGACGCGTCTTGCTCCGCATGGGCGAGCAGATGCCCCGTCGTCTGCCCTGGCGCAGGGTTCTCCAACGGCCGCAAAGCGGTGTTGCCGAACAGCTCGCCGGGCCGGCCGGACCGCAGCTGCCGGAACTGGAAGCGGGCCTCCGCGAACAGCATCAGCCGGGCGAGCACACATGCGAACACCACGCCGTTTTGCTTGTACGCCTGCTCCACCAGGCTGGGGAAGTCCTGGCCGATCTCCTCTTGCCTCGTCGGCGCCGACATCATGCTGACGGGGTACGGGTACAGGTTGCCGTCGAAGCTGAAGAACTCGGACGGCCACGCCCGTTCCACCTCACCCGCGCCGTAGTCGGGCTCGCGGAACCACTCAGCGATGGTTGCCATCAGGCCCATGCGGTCAGCGCCTCCTGAGCTTCGGGGGCCGCGTAGATCACGCTGGACAGCGCCAACGTGGCCGACACGAGCGGGCTGATGTTCGAGGTGGAGTTGCGCCGCGACCACGCCCACGCGTCTCCGAGCGGACGGGTTTTCGCGGCCCGGATCGCGTTCGTGAGCTCGCCGCCCAGGTGGCGCAGCCCGGCTTCGTCGACGAGGTCGACGAACTGGCCGCACGCCTGCGCATGTTCCGTTGCCGTCAACGACCGCACCTCAAGGTCGAGCGCTTCCAACGCGGGCATCAGCGAGCCCGCCGGCCCGTAGGCGTCGCAGACGATCTCGAGCGGATTGTGTTTCGCCTTGAGCTCGGCCAGACGCTGAGGCACCCAGCCGGTGCCCTTCCTCGCCTCGACAACCTCGACGTGCCACTCGCCCCGCTGGTTTCGGCCGGCCGCGCTAATCGACGTCGTCCGATCAGGGCTAACGTCGAACGCGAAACACACCGGGTCAAGCAGAACGGAGTCGTCGTCCTCGAGCAGGTTCCACTTGTCCAAGTCGATCACCGTCGAAACGTGGTCCGTGCGCGGCCAGTCGCCGATCCCCAGGCGCTCGACGGCGAACGTGCGGGCGTCCATCGACTCGAACTCCGTCTCGGCGACGTACTCCGGCGCGATCCGAATGCCGAGCGCCGGGTTCGCCTGCGCCCACGCCGCCCGGTCCGACAGCACATCGACCGGCACCGCCGACGGATCGTCGCCCTCGACCGACCATTCCAGCCACACCAGCCTGGCCGCCTCGCCCTTCAACCCGTGGCCGCGCTCCCGAACACGGGCGAACACGACGCCGTGCTCGTGGATCAGCTGATCGACCGCCGTCCCGAAGTAGTACAGCTGCGGGCCCGGAACCTCCGTCGTCTTCGCAGACATCGTCGGCAACACCGCACCGTGCATCGCCTCCGAAATAACCATCGCCTCATCGAAAATCAGAACCCCGTCACACGCGAAACCGCGGCCGCCGCCCTTCGTCCGCGTCTTGAACCGCACCCGCCGGTTCCCCAAAAACTCGATGCCCTCCTCACCATGCGAATGCTTGAACCCGCGCGACCCGCCGGCCAGCTGCTTCGACAGCTTCGGCGTCTCCTGAATCAGGAACTCCAACCGGCGGAAATGCTCCAACGACGTGTCGAACAGATGCGCGCTGTAGATCGAAAGGCTCGACTCGACGACAGCCAAGGCCCCCAACAGGCGGGCCTCGATGACGCCGCCCTTCCCGTTCTGCCGAGCAACATCCACCCCAACCTCGGTCGCCGCCCACATCCCATCCGGACGGGTCCGCATCGACTCCACCACGCAGAACGACTGCCACTCATCCAGCTCGAGCCCCGCCTCATGGGCGAGCTCCACCGTCTTCAACCCCAAATAGTCGTCGCCCTTCAACACCCGAGCGATCCGCGGCTTCACCACGACCGCGTCCTCCGCACCCGACGCGCCGTCGAACGGTTGCACTTCCGATGCGCCGGCCCCCGATACGACCGCCGATCCTCCGAATGATCGAGATCCCACAAGCTGCCAGCCACGATCGACTCGCCACACCGCGAACACGACGCCAACCCCGCCTCAACAAACGGTGCCAACTGCCGACGGGCACGCTGATGATCCGCCCCATAACCACGGCCCGTTGTCGATCCAGACACCGGCATCAGTTCAAATCGGGGAGAGAAATGACTGCGGCGGGCCTCCC